GATGATTTCGCTACATGGATTAGTTCCAAAATCATAGGTAGCATCTCGTCGCTCGTTCTTTGCAGCTTGCTTTTGACTTGCGACTCTAGAGAACATACCCCGCTCTCCTGATTTTGATTCATATAAGCTTGTCCATTCATTTAAAAAAGCCTCGAAGTCTGGCTTCTCTGTATAACACGCAGAGTTGTTAGCTAAACCGCGTTGTGGGTTGTCAACATACCATTCGCCCGATTTACATCTTCGGAGTCTGTCGTCAGTGAGGTTAGACAAACTGATGAGAGCGCTTCTCCTGACGCCGCCAACGACGACGATCTGTGCAATCTTACAGCAGATATCGTGGCATTCAATTGAGGAGAGCCTACGGCCATGAGCTTCCCGAAAGACTTCAACGGTAAAGTTAAACAAATCGACAAGAGGTTCTGGACCAGATGCTCTACCGCCGAAAGTTCTAAGCGCGGCCCCTGCAGGTCGTACTCTAGATACGTCCCACTTTGGAAGCTGACCCGAATAGAGCAAGCTAATAAGTTCTCTGTAGGCTTTAGCCCAGCCAATCTTAGAATCGGCGACGTGTATAACGGTATCGGTGTCATGAAATTCCTCTGCTACTTCTGGTAGTTTAGTTACGTATTGACGCTCAACAGAAAAGCCTACGCCTGTACCACACATCAAGACGTACATCATCTCGTCAAACGCTTTAGGGTGATCAATGGGTAAGTAGCTACAGTTAAAGCCAGCTACATTGTCACGATCAAGTGCTTCGCCAGCCGTCATTAATGCTCGCATCGACGGCATAACATCTAACTCGTAAATACAATTAAATATTTCTGACTGATCAAACTCGTTTAGCTCTACGCGATCTACCCAATAATTTAAGTAACGGTTGACAGTCTCCTCCCAAGTCTCTCGCCGCTGCTCTTCTGGCAGATAACGAGCATATCGAGATTTGTGGATGTATTGTTGATAAGCATCCATCATTCTTCTTCCTCCCCCTTTTTTTCTTCTTCGTATCGTTTACAAAACACATGTGTATGTTCTTGATCTACACAAATCAAAGAACCATACATAGGTATGCACTTCTCTCTCACAAAAGTATGTGAAGCATAGTCAGCGCATATTCTTGTGTCAGGCTCAGTAGCACAACCAGCAACTAACAATAAAAATATTAATCTAATTTTCATTTATGTAGTACCTCTTATTCTTTTTTGGAGGTGCTTCTCCCCTTCGTTTAAATTTTTTTTTACGATTAAACTTGTTTGTTCTTTCTTGTTTTCTATCCGTCTTCATCGTCATTTCTTTTTGTTATGTCTATCCAATCATCAGGGATGCTATTCTCTGAAAACCATCTAAACCCTTTTGAAGATGCCCACTCAGAGTGAGATCTTTTTGTACCGTCTTTACGACGCTTTGCTTGAGGCATAGGGGCTTCTGGGTCGGCGAACAAAAAGACAAGCTCTACATTATCAGGTAGTGCTTTCGCAATCCACACATACTTATTATATTCGTTGTGGTCCCAGAAGCGCCCCTTCGCTTCTAAGTATACTTTCTTATTGTCGATAACTTTGATGAAGTCAGGGTTGTAAGTGTGTTCAACAATGTACTGAATCTTCTCTGTATGAAAGTTCCAATCATTAAGAATAGTTGAGTGCAGCTTATATTCCCAATTAGAATCGTAGCCAACAACAAGGTTCTTTTCTTGAGGCCGCTTTATTCTATGTGTTCTTACACCGCTTTTTATTTTAGGTTTCAATGTATTGTCTCGTTTATTGTTTTATCGTAAAAGTATGCTTCTAACGCCTGATAAAGCGTTAGTAGCGCATCGTCATCAATGTATTTATTTTCTATAACGCTAGTAGCGCAGATACAGATGAGTACTTCAATAGGTACTCTAGCATTCATTTGAAGTCCGTTAAGTTGTAAGACTCCACATCGCGCAGCGGGTCATTTTTTAATCTATGCTTTAGTTTTCTTTTTATCCAGCGCGGACTAAACATAGAATTCTTTAGAGTTGTTTGATTCCAATAGTAAGCATTTTCTGGAACGTAAGACTTGTAGTCTTTGGGTGATATCTTAGCGGCCTCTTCTTCTGGAACTACAGTCTTTAGCCACTGAAGGAAAATGTCTATTGTTTTTTTATTTATTTTTTTAGACAGCTTTCGGTTCATATTCTTCTACTCGCGGAGCAACCTCAACATGCGTTAGATACGTAATACCGTTTGAGTACTTAAAGCCACGCAGTCCTTGACCACCATTAGCATCCGCGTAGCAATCAAACTTGTAAGAACAATAGTTGCAGTTTTTATTTAATTTCATGTTACCTTTCTTGCCGTCAGGCACGGACTCATAGCAGCGAGGTGGTGGTGTACTTAGCTTCAATGCATCTTTTATATTTTTAATGCGCGTGTTTATGTTGGGCTTGTCTAGGTCTTCGGGCTGATAAAAACAAAGCTCACCGCTCTCCTTATTAATAACAAGAAAGCCCCCTTCCTCTGTATGCTCTGCTTCTTCATAGCCAGCAAGCTGCGACATATACCCAAAAGGATCGTCCTCAGCTAGACGACCTTCTTTAAACTTATTGAAAGCGATACGAGAAGCAGTCTTTATATCGACCACCTCACCACTGATCTTACAGTCGATATGGCCTTTGATGCCCTTCACGGTTACTTCTTTTTGTTCGTCAGTCACTGCATATCCTGCAGCACGTACAAGCATCAGCACTATTTCTTCAAGTATGTGACCATACAAGAATTTAATTTGAGTTGCACCACCTATAGAGTGGGATCTTGGTTCAGCTTTGCTTTCATACCATAGCTGTCGCAAAGGCCTGCCAATATTTGACATTCGCAAAGTGAACTCAGCATTCCTTTCAGAGGGTTTAGACCACTCCAAGATTGAAGATTTAATACGACTCATGGTCATATCTAGATCTTCTTCTTTTAAATTAAACTCTTTACCCTCAGATAATCCTGACAGCTGAGAATATATGTCATCAACGAGACTATGTAGTTTCATTTCCTATGCCTTACAAAACGACACTTGCGCGTTTCAGAGTTATAGTGCAGGTACTGAACGCCAAGCTCCTTTTGTTTTGGTGTCTTGACAGCTAGTCTACCATCTTTATAGGACTTCACATCAATAAGTTTTATTTGTCCTTCGGGATCTAAAGCAACAATATCAATAGGTCCAGTGCAGCCACAGTTCTTAAAGACGTGGTAGCCGTTGTCCCATAGCCATGTGATGGCGTAATGTTCTGCTAAGTCACCTATTCTACTTGGATCATGTTTTATTTTCATTTAAAAAATCCTCTAGTGATTGTAGGTTTGCCTGCTCTACAGCATGTAGTTCACCCCACCCCAAATTAGTTACTGTATTGGTGTTAAATATATTTTCCCTTTTACAAAAGCCTGCACAACTATACTCTGGAAAAGAACCTATCATTAGCATGTAATAATCACAAGACTTTTTAACTTTATGTTTAGCGGCAATTAGCTTACCTGTTTTGTATTTAGTAGTTTTAACATCAATTGTCAAAAGGCCTAAACTCAAATCATGTTCTGGAATTTTTTCTATTTGTAAATCGGGCCAAAGATTTAAAGTTTTTGCAGCTGCCATTTCAGATGCAACACCTTCTAAATCTGTTTCATAATTAGATTGTGGTCCTTTTTTATTGTCGGTGATACCGTTGTCTCTAGCATTTTTATATCTTTGTTTAGCAATATAAGTAGCAATTTTTTGCTCTGTTTCAGTGAGTCTCACTCCAGTTATCCCCTATTTTATATTCACCATCTAAGCCACAAAACAAAGAAAGCGCATACCCCGCTTCTTTGATGGCGTCTACTCCAAGCTTCCCCAGTTCTTCAGCCTGATCCTCACGTACCTCGACTTGCCATTCATCATGAACATTACAAACAAAGTGAGCATCAAGTCTATGTTCTTTAATTTTGTTATTTAATATTATCATTGCCTGCTTCATGACAATTGCGCCCGCGCCTTGAAGCAAAGTATTTAAAGCGGCATGCTCTGAACGAACAAACAGCTTACGACCATCTAGCGCCTTGAGGTGTCCGCGCTTAGACGCTCGTCCAACTCTGTTCTTAAGAGATTTAAATGCAGGTCTACTATCGAAGAAAGATTGTCTAAGTCTCTTACCATGTTCTGCGTTTCCTCCAACCACTGATCCAAGCTTTGCATCTCCTGCGCCGTATAAGAGTGCATAGATGAAAGTTTTCGCCTGACTTCTTGATTCAAGCCCCGCAGCCAACTGATTTGCTGTGTGTATGTCTCCGTACAAAATTTCATTTTTAAACTCCTCATCCTTCATGTAATGAGCAAGCATTCTTAATTCCAGCCCACTAGCATCTATCCCCACCAGTTTGTAGCCGTTAGCTACAGTCCAACAAGCTCTACACTCCTTACCATAGGGAGAACCAACGCTAGGTACTTGTGCCATGTTAGGACCGTTATGAGTCATGCGACCTGTAATAGTTCCGTTAGGATTTACATAGCCTCTAACTCTGTCGTCGTTATGTATTTCTTTTAGCCATGAATTAACTTGAGCCAATCGTTTCTGCAGCAACAAGTACTCAGCGATTAGTGTGGCTTCAGGTATATTTTTTATTTTACTTAAAGTAGATTCATCAACAATTGGCTGGCCCGTAGGCGTAAACTTCTTAGGCTTCCACCCAAAATCAATTAGGTACTCGCCTATCTGTTTGCGTGAGCCAAGGTTAAACGGAACTTCTTCTGTGCGTGTGACTTTGCGCTTGATGGATATTTCTTCGTATTCTTCTTTGGATAAGCGACTTTTTTTGTCGGAGCCTTCTATCTTTGCCATCTTAGATAGCGCTCCAGTTTGGGTGAAGTGTGCGCGTAAAACTGTTTTTATTTTTCTAGGTCTAAATGTTTTTTGTACTTCTTTCTGCACTTCTGATAGCCGTTGAGTGAACTCAGCTACCAGAAGTGATGCGGACTTTACGTCGAGTAAGAAGCCTCGCTCTCTCTGTGCTGCAATAATGCTTAGAGCCTCATGCTCTATGTTGACGCTCTCTGGACTGAATCCGCGAGACTCGTGCTTTAGCTTATTAAATAGTTTTGCATTTAGGACTGCATCATTGCGGCAGTAAGTCAGCATCTCTGGGGTATACTCACCAAACTCCGTATGATCAATTTTCTGCATGCCAATCCGATAACCCCAAGACTCAAGACTATGCCCTCCCTCGCGCGTAGGGTTGAACAGTCTTGAAAGAACAAGAGTATCAACGATCTTTTTATTTTTAGTAAGGTCTACGTTGTGAATCTTTTTAATTGCTGGGAGATCATAGCCAATAATATTGTGGCCTATGAGTTTGTCAGCAGTATCAAGATAAGCCAGACCCTCATGAATCTGAGAAGGATTATAGGTTTTGGTTTCGCCCGAATTATCT